GGTTTTCAGATTGGTAATATAATCAATGTGAAGATTACGCCGATTATTAAAAATCAGGATATAATTCCAAAGCCTTATGTAAATTCAAAGTTTGTAATCCAGTCAATAAATTATTATCCTGACCAAGATAGAAAGGATTATCTTTACGAAATAAATGGAATATATGCTGCGGAAAAATATTTAAACGATATTTGCATTTGGCCAGTTACTGAAATTGACGCAATCAATCTCGATAAGCAATATAACAGTGAAGATTTACTTAATTTAATTTGCACAAGAGGCGGTTTAAAGTTTATTTCTGAATTGAAGACTTCGCCAGACGATAATATGGCATGGTTAAATTGTAGCCTTTCATATAGTGAATTTGTAGATAAGATTGTAAAACATGCATGGATTGCCGATGACGATATGCCGATTTTATTTGTCGACAAAGATGGTTTAGCACATTATAATTCAATAAATAATATCTGCGAAGGTGCTGTTAAAGCTACATATATTCAGAATACATTATATGATATGATGTATTGTGATAAGTCAAAATTTCAGTCAGGAAAACCATCTGGATATAGAACTTATAACAGTGTTGAATTTAAGAATATGGGTTTTGTTCAGAACCAAGGTGCTTATGGTATAAAAACTAGAATTTATAATCCTTATAATATTAGGGAATTGAATCCTTTAGAGTTTAGACCATTTATTCCAACAAATCCATTGGCAGTAACATTGAATGACACATGTTTGAGAGAAAAAGAATTTCATGATGCTAAAACCAGAATTGGTAATGTTTCTAACAAATCGCCTGGACAAACAGATAATTTTAGATATTCTTTCTCAAAGATGCATTTCAAACAGACGCATGCACATTATGATTATGCACCGCAACATAATGAAAGCATAAAGCGTGCATTCTATCAACAGTTTGCATTCTTGACTGTTGACGCGGTTAATCAGCCAGATTATGAATATGAACCGCAGCAGAAAATATCTTTAGGTGATAGAATTACTGTTAGGACAGATTCTGTTGCTTCTCAGAGTTCTATACAGTCTGGTGATTTTATCGTAGCAAGTTTATTACATACCTTCTTTGTTAATTCTAATTATACAGTAATAATTACTGGTGTAAGCGATGGTATTAATGGAGTTGGCGAATTGAAAAAACAAAGTGATTTGAATAGAAAATAGGTTAAATTATGGAAGCAACATTAGACGAACTTTTTAGAGACGCAACCACATCGGTAGATAAAGGTTTTGACCAGGAAACTGTTGGAACTTATGAACAGTTCAAACAGGATGATACTGGCAGATGGACAGGCAAGGTTGTTGACAATGATGATCCTGATAAATTGGGAAGAGTAAAGATTGTCGTTTTCGGTTATTATGATGATTTGGCACAATATGCTTTGCCATGGGCAGTTCCAGATTTAAACTATGTCGGCGGCACGAATGGTAACTTTGTTATTCCAGAAGTTGGATGTTTCGTAAGAGGATATTTTGACCAAGGAGATATTCAGAAACCAGTTTATGATTCTATTGCATTCAGTGAAATGACTGCAAGAAATCTTACAAGGAATTTCTTAATCAATAAGTTTGAAGATTATCCGCATAAGATGGTCTTGATGGAAACTGACCAAGGCGATTATTTGACATTGAATAGAAAAGATGGTGAAACTGTTTTCCATCATAGAACTGGTCTTAGTATTACAATCGGTGCTGACGGTTCTTTGACAATAAATACAGGTATGAATTTTACAGAAAAAGGTAAATTTGTTGTTAACTGTATGGGTGATACAAAGATTGAAACAAATGGCAATTTAGATATTGAAGCTTTGCAAGGAGATATTAACGTTGACGCAAAGCTTGGAAATGTAAATCTTGGTAAGAATTTAAATAAACAGTTGGTCAATAATTTACCTACTTGTCCTATTACTGGCATGCCTCATTGTGTTGGTAATTTTAATGTCAAGTGTTAATTGAGGTATAAATATTATATGTTAGATTTAAATAAAAATTCAGATTATACCTGGCTACATAATGGTAAGATAGACAGTGAATATTATGATTTAGATGCATCACTTGAAAATACAGAGATATGGAACAAGAATGCATTGGATCAGATGATTGAGATGGTTATTACGACAGAACCATTTGAACGTTTATTTAATCTTTCATTTGGTTCACCATTATATCAAGTTTTATTTGAAAATTTTTCACAGCTAGATTCTGTAATGTCAGTCGTCTTTGACACTATTGAATATTGGGTTCCTGTTACTATTGACCGTTCTGAGGCACAAGTAGAAGCGGATCCAGACAATAATACATTGACATTTAGAATTCCGTATGTTTCAAGTAACGGATTAATTCGCGGTATTTTTGCAAGACGTTTATCAAGGTAATTAATGGAAGAAGAGGAAAGCAAATTTTTTGTAGGTTCAAAATATGAGCATGATAATAAAACCGGATTATCATATTTCATATTGTCTACATCATATAGTATTGGCGGCGATGCTAAAACTTTACAATTACGTGGTTTATTATCAGAATTACCTGAAATAAGTTTTAATATTAACTATGAAGAAGGTCCAGGCAATGAATGGCAAGATACGTTGTCTAAATTTATGGCCAATGACTTAATATCGATTTTTAATGCTATCGGTGCTAAAGGTAGTGATTTTAAAAATTTAGTAAAAGCAGGAACTTGGACAAAACAAGTCTATGCTGGTTATTCTCCATCTTCTATTCCATTAAAGTTTAGAATTTATACACGTGATACACTCGGTCAGTCACCTGCGTCAGAATGGAAACATTGGTTAATGTCATTCGCATCTATTGCACAGCAAAACGTATTTGATTCAGAAAAAGCATTTGAAAATATTAAAGGAAGTATTAGAAATGCTTATGCAACTGGTCAGCTTGTCGGCAATGAAGCAAATAATTTATTTAGCAAAGATGAAAATGTTACAAAAAAAGCAGGTAATACCGGTGATAAAAATACAGATGAATATAGCGATAAATTAGCAAAAATTTCTAAAATTTTTACATTAGTAAATGAACGATTTGCAACTAGAAGTAATGTTGTAGTTGATAATAATCATATGTTTACTGCAACAATTAAATTGTCTTATGGCGAAGAATCAAGTAATTATCTTGGTTGGGGTGGTTATTCAACGCCTATTGTATTTACTGCATCAATTAATAATACTGCATCTGGTTTTGCAAATAGCACAATCAGTTTACCACCGACAGACGTAGGTGTTATTGGTGGAAAAGATAAACATAAAATTCCAGATCCAGATAAATTGAAATTTGAATTTTCTGATTTGAAAGATGCTATTGATGAATTTAAAGGTAAATGCACCGATAATATAACTAGACAGGCATTTGACCAAATTTTCAGTAAGTCATTTATGAGCGATTTGGAAGATATTTTTAACAATCCGTTTAGCGGTTCTACTGCTTCTTCAGAAGAAATAGAAATATCTAAAGTTGTTAACTTTGTTCAAAAAACTGCAGATAAACTTGGTCAGGTAGTAACAGCAAAATATGGACCAGGACGTGTATATGAATCCATGAACCGAGAAAATTGTCTTGGTTCTAAGTTATGGCATTTACATCTTTTTAATAATGTTATTTTTAATCCTGCTAGACCATTAGTTGTTTATATATCAAAATGGAGCTATAAGCCATCAGAAGAAATGGATGGAAATAGTCCAGTTTATTATGATTTTGATATAGAATGTTCTATGGATCAGGTTTATTCCAGAGATACATGGTTTGATATTTTAAATACAACCCATGCAACAAAAGTTTTGGAAGAACCAAATGAAAATGGTAATTTACAATAATATCTTTTCTAAATCTGCAGAAGATAATACATACTGTGTTTGTAAAGTAACATTAAAATCTACATAGATTGGATTATTATCAAATGTAACTTGTAATGCTGGTTTGAAAGACCAGGATTTTAACATCCATCTTATACCTGGATATGCTTGAATTAATCCATTAATGCTAAGTTCAATTAATGGACAACCACCAACGTTATCACCGTTCATATCACCAATTTCTTTTATAAATTGATGGAGTTGGCTGATTGCTTTCATTGCATCTTGTTCTTGTAGATTTAGCTTGTCTTCGTCTTTACCTTTCATTGCAAACATAAGTTTACTAAAATCTATATTACCGTTTGACAAATTATTAGTAAGTTGTTCAGCTATTTCACCAGCTTTTTGACCTTTTTTATATGATTGCTTCATAGCAACTGACATATATTCCATAGCATGAGACAAAGCATATTGTTGAGGTGTAGTTACAAAAATCAATAATTTTATTATATCTGTAAAAATGGTTGTATTATAATAACCATCTATTGGATATGCTCTAAATTTAAATGAAACATTTAATGGTTCTGCTGCTTTAGGGATTTGTTGCGTCCAGCCATCAGTTACAAGCGGAGGTCTATAATCGTCATGCTGCTGCGCAAACATTTTTATCCATTTATTTTGTGTAAACTTTTTAACTTTTTCATTAATTACTGCAACTGGCGAATCGCCCCAAGTTGTTGAATAAGCAATCTGTGGAATTTCTTCAATAATTCCAGTTATAGTAGTTCTACCGCCTAAAAGATTTTTAAGATTATCTTCATCACGTGAACTAGTAGTAATTTTTAATAAAAATGTATGTGCCTTGGTATATGGCGAGTTTTCTACGTCAATTTTATTAGATTGAACTGGTTGATTATAATAACTTATTAATGCCATATATTATCCTATAATTTCATTAGGAAGTTTACTACGTGTATTATTTTTAAATACTCTATCCCATTCACTTAAAATCTTTGCAATGGTCTTCATATCGTTTTCAAAAGAACCACTGATTTCAGATTCTTTTTGCTGGTCAGCAACATAACTTGTATTTATCATCATTGCAGTATTGTCAGCATTCAATGTTCTCATAATATTAGAATTACCATTGAATATTGTCATACCAGAAGATGCAATTCTTGTAAACGAATTTTCTGTCTTATTCCATCTTCTTGCTTCTTCTAATTCTGCAATATTTGCAACACAGTTATTTATGGAATTTAAAGAATCAGAAATTGGTTTCAAATAGCTTGTAAATACATCCTTAGTAACACCGTTTTTAACTTCTGTAACTTGTGCAGTTTTTGCTTTAATTTCTTCTTCAGTCTTTCCGCCGAACAAATATCTAAATCCGTTAACTACCGCTTTGACAAGACCGCCTAAAATACCAGTAACTAAGCTAACAACAATATCACAGAATAACTTGACGACACCTACAATAGCATCATAAAGCATTCCGCCTACCATCATAAATACTTCTACAATTTTCTTACATGCATCAATAATCTTATCACCGAATAATGCAAATATTACAATAATACCCGCAATGAGTAATACGATTGCAGCTACGACAGTTACAACACCGCCTGCGACTAAGACATATTCAGCAATAGCAAGAACTTGCTTAAGTGCAATCAATGCCTTATTTGCGACATGTTCTATCATCGCACACATACGTTCGAACATGGTTTCTGACATTTTTTCAGCATGTTCAGTCGTTGTAAATAACATTCTTAATTTATGGAATGCAACTTCAAATGCCCACTTTGCCATAAGTGCACCAACTTTCATCGTGTGCCAAACAGTAGTAAGCGTAGCAATTAATATTGACGGTCCTTTAAATAGCAAGAAAGCCAGTCCAGCATAGAATATTATTTTATCTCGTATTTCTATTACTTGTTCTTTTGCTTTTTCTGATAATGTACTCCAAACACCTTTAAAGAATGCAATACCCAGAATAATATACGGTAATAAATGCATGAAAATTCCAGCAATCAACGTAATTGGATTTAATATTGCTTTTAATATATTACCAAGACCTGCCATAAATTCTTTAGCATTGATTGGGAATTTCGGCGGTTCTACTACTGGTTTATTTTCTTTTGGATTTGTAACCTGTTCTTTCTTTTTATTTGGATTTAATAATCTATTTCTATCTTCAGCCTGTTGGCGTTTAAGATCGTTTGCAATTAAAGCTCGCGTATTATTAAGCTGTAAAGCCTGTTCCTGTTTGGATGTTTCTTTAACAGCATTTGTAGTCGAATCTAAACCGTTAACGATTGCTTCATTTATTTTACCGAGAGCTATTAATACTGGCTCATTACTTGAAACAGCCATTGCTGAACCACCTTCGCCTACAAAAGCCGGAGAAGCTTCAGCTGGAGATGATAATGCATCAGTTAACTGCGTATCTTGACTTGCCGCTTCAGTTTCAGATTTCTTATATACAAAATCTGACATTATACCAACAAGTGTATTTAAATTTTTATTAATTTTA